GTCGCTGTCGCCGGCAGCCGGAAGGGGCTGAACTCGGCGCCGCCGGCACAGTTCAAGTACGGTGATCGTGTAATCGATTTCGGTGCCGCGGCATCGCTCGATCGAGCAGAGACCTGGCAGGGTAACCCGCACGATCTGATCGCTTTTGATGAGGCGTGCCAGTTCCTCGAGCCTGTCGTACGGTTTCTGATGGGTTGGAACCGTGCAGCGGACAAGGAGCTGGGCGGCACGTCACGACAGAGGGTTCGCACTGTCATGGCGTCGAACCCGCCGATCTCAGCACAAGGTGACTGGGTTATCGGCATGTTTAGACCCTGGCTCGATATTACGCATTCGAACCCCGCGGAGCACGGCGAGCTGCGCTGGTTCATCACTGATCCCGAGGGCAAGGACCTCGAGGTCGATGGGCCTGACGACATACGAACACATGACGGTGTCGATTACCTGCCACGATCGAGGACGTTCATACCGGCAGCCCTGTCGGACAACCCGTTCCTGGTCGACACTGGCTACCAGGCGACGCTTGATGCGATGCCGGAGCCATTACGATCCGCCATCCGTGACGGTAACTTCATGGCGGCCCGTGAGGATGACGACTGGCAGGTCATCCCTACAACCTGGGTGCTCGAGGCGAACGAGAGATGGCTCAAGGGCAGGGGAGACAGACCGCTGTCCTCGATCGGTCTCGATGTCGCCCGCGGCGGCCGGGACGACACGGTGTTCGCACCGCGTCACGGTAACTGGTTCGGTGAGCTGACCGTGGTACCAGGCCGTGATACGCCGGACGGCCCGAGTGTTGCGGCACTGGCAGCCGGCATGCTGAGAGAAGATGCGATCATTGCTGTTGATACGATCGGCATAGGCGCCGATGCAGAGACAGCACTGAAGAATGCAGGGCTACCGTTCGAGGCAATGAACGGGGCAGAGAAGGCAACAGGACACACACGCGATGGAAACTTCGCGTTCTACAACCATCGAACAGAAATGTGGTGGCGGATGAGGGAAGCACTCGACCCGGACTACGGTCTCGAGGTCGCGCTACCACCGGATCCGAAACTACAGGCTGACCTGACGGCGCCGACCTACAGCGTGCGCCCAGGTCAGCCTCCCAAAATCTACGTTGAAGGCAAGCAGGACATCATGAAGCGCCTCGGCCGGTCGCCGGATAGAGGCGATGCAGTGGTCTACGCGTGGAACGGAGGCGACCTCGATGCAGGTGCCAAGGTGAGGAGCCGTGGCCGGAACAGGAGTTCTACCCCGGCACCTGAGATGACCTACGACGAGCTCCGATATGGCTGACGGCCCGGCCTCCTGGACGCGCGCCGCGACCCGTGACGACCTGGCGGTGATGCTGCTGGGTGCCCGAGAGGCAAACGCCGAGAGCACCTGGAACCTGACGTGGAACGATGACTACGCCGAGCGATACCTGAACGCCCTGATCGAAAGCCCGACGACGGATGCGATTGTGGTCGAGATCGAGGGAGCGCTGCAGCCGGTGATCGCCGGCGCTGCATTCGTTGCAGCGTCTTACGAGTTCCACGACGAGCCGCTTTGTTACGTCTGCAAATTCTGGATCCTGCCGGCGTACCGCCGCGGCGATCTGTCGACGAAGCTGACACAGGCAACGATCGACTGGGCTTACGATCGTGGGTGCTCCCACGTTTTCACAACCGCAACCGCCGGCCTCGATCGCTTACAGCAATCGTTGTTCGTGCGGCTCATGAAACGCAACGGGTTCGAGGACGCAGGGCCTGTGATGCAACTCTCAATAGGTGAATGACACTTGGGCAAGTTTCGATTTGAGACAAGCAACGCAGGTGAGATACCGGACTTCGTTGCCGGTGACAGAAACCGACCTCAGCCCCCTGCGTTGGTAAAAATGAACAGACAGTTCGAGGATATGGCCCGCAAGGCTAAGAGCACAGGCGAAGCTGCAGAAACCGGCGGCTCTGGCGGTACCAAGCGCTCGAAAAGACAAACGCTCGGCGTTGATAGCGGCGCCGGAGCATCGCTCAAACGCCGAACACTACTCGGTAAATAACGAAGGAGTAACACAGAATGGGTAAATTCTCACCGAGCCCACCGCCACCGCCGGCACCACCACCGGTTCCGACGATGGAAGACCCGGCGGTCGAGCAGCGTAAGCAAGACGTCGCGAAGGGTCTGCGTCGCCGCAGGGGCCTGGGCGGCACCGTCAACACGGGTGGTGCCGGAGCTGAAGGCACCGCGGACACCCGGCGATCAACGCTGTTGGGTGAATGATGTGGGTAAATTTGACGCGCTGTTTCAGATGGAGCGGGGACCGCTTGCTGGCAGCGAGCAGGGCGACCCTGTCGCTGACGCGATGCGTGATCTGCAGACTGCTCCGCGGCGTGGAGATCAACAGCCGCCGGCTGAGGAAGAGACTAGACGGCGGGCTCGACCGCTGAGGCGACGCCAGACAATGGTCTCTCGCTAGATGGATAAGCGCACGAAGCAAGTCCTGACGCGCTTCCAGAGCGCAAAGGGTGCCCGCTCTCAGCTAAACGAGGTGTTCGAAGAGATCGCCGAGGTCCTGAGCCCTGAGCGTGTCGGCTTTACGACGTCCAACATTGGCAACGCTCGATCGGCCAAGATCTATGACACCGCGCCTTTGGTTGCCAAGCGCGCCCTGGTCAATGCGATCAGCGGCATGCTGCGGCCCAAATCTACCAAGGGCGGCAAGTGGTTCGATATCGTGCCCGAGGATGAAGACCTGCTGAAGGACCCCGAGGTCAAAGCGTGGGTTGAGGCGGCCGAGGATACGCTGTGGAAACACATGTACAATCCCGACAGCCGGTTCATCTCTGCCCTCGGCGAGATTGATGACGACCTGGTGACGTTCGGGACCGGGTTCGGTTTCGTTTCGATACGCCCCGACATGCGGGGGCTCTACTACAAGGCGTTTCATCCGAAGCAGTGCTACCTCGAGGTCGATGGGCTGAACGAGGTGAGCGGCGTTTACGTCCGCGAGATGCTGACGCCCAGCCAGGCGGCCGAGATGTTCGGTGTCGATAACCTGGGTGCAAAGACCAAAGAACGACTTCGTGACGGATCGAAGCACAAACGGGAAGAGAAATCAGAGTTCGTGTGGTGGGTATCCCGCCGGCACGAGTTCGATCCAGCAAGCAAATCAAACCTGGACATGCCGTACATCTCCCTCGTGATCGATGTCGACAGCGAGCACGAGGTTGAAGAGACCGGCTATATGGACCTGCCGTTCGTAATCCCGCGCTGGTCGACGATGAGCCGGGACAATAACGGCTACGGGCGCGGTCCTGGGCTGATGGCGCTGCCTGATGTGCTCACCCTCAACCAGATGGGCAAGACGATGCTGCGGGCTCTGCACCGCGCTGTAGACCCGCCCTGGCTGCTACCGTCGGACAGCATGGTCAACGCACCGCAACTGCGTCCTGGCGGCGTCAGTTACTACGATGCAAAGGCCATTCGAAACCTCGGCATGTCGAAACCGTTCCAGCAAATGGACAGCACGGCGAACATACCCTGGGGCCTCGATGCACAGGCCAAGGCACGTGAAGGCATCATGGCGGTGTTCTTCAAGAACATCCTGAACCTGCCGGTCGATGCACCGCAGATGACGGCAACCGAGGTGTTGGAACGCCGTGAGAGCTTCGTTAGAGAAATCGGCAGCGTTTTCGGATCCCTCGAGAGCTCCTACACAAACCCATTAGTGGAGCGCTCTTTCAATATCCTGCTCAGAAAAGGCGCGTTCGGTCCACCGGAAGCGATACCTGAAGCGTTACAGGGCTCCGAGGTACAGTTCCGGTTTGCCAGTCCGGTCGAAAAGGCCAAGCGCCAGATCGAGGAGGCAGGCGTCGGGACAGCGATGGACCGGATCCTGCAGATCGGGCAGGTACGACCGGAGATCCTCGAGCGCTTCGACTTCGATGCCTATGGCAAGTTCATTGCCGACAGCAATGACTTCCCGCTCGAGCTGATGAAGACAGACGCCGATCTGCAGGCAGCCCAGGAACAACAGGCTCAACAGCAGCAGATGCAGCAGCAGATGCAGATAGCCGAGCGCCTGGCGCCGGTCATGAAGCAGGCTGCCGAGGCTGATAAGGCAGGCGCTGATGCCGGTGCCGGTGCTGGCGGCGTGGCAAACGACAACATACCGCCAGAACTGCAGCAGATGCTGGCCGGTGGCTAACCTCCGCCCCGACATCGAGGGCTTCCACAAGGCCCTCGTGACGTCGGTCAACCTGGAACGCTACGGCCCCGACGACGTGGCCCGTGATTTCCGCCAGGTGTTTGCCGGCGACGACATTGTCGGCCGCCGTGTTCTGTTCATGATTTTGACGTGGTGCGGTGAGTACGACGTCTCTGAAGACGAGGATCCGGAGAGCCGGGTCCCGCCGCTCGATCCCGCATTGCTTCAACGATGGGCGGGGAAACGCGAGATCGCAGCGAAACTGAAGGCGGCACTCTATGCCGACCTGACTACCTCGCCCGAATAAATAGGAAGTATTATGGCTGAAGAAACCGAAGGCGCTGTCTCGGAGGAGACGACGGCTACCCCCGAGGGATCTGCTAACACGAACCCCGAGGGCACAACCACCGACGCACCAGCACCAGGCTGGACGGAGGGCATCGAGGACGAGAAGGTTCTCGGGCTCGCCAACCGCTACACCACCCCGGCAAAGATGGCGTCAGCCCTCTATGAGGCGAACCGGGAGCTGTCGCAACGCGTAAAGATGCCGGGCGAAGATGCGACCGACGAAGACCGTGCCAAGTTCGCGAAGGCAATGGGCGTCCCGGAAAGCGTCGACGATTATGCGATCGCAGCGCCGGAAGGCGTCGATGCCGAGACGTTCGAGGCCTACCAGGAGCCGATCAAGAACATTGTCGCAGAGATGCACCAGGCTGGCGCTAACCAGCAGGTCGTCAACGCGATGCTGCAGAAATACTTCGAGTTCGAGACCGCGGCGCAGGCAGAAGTCGGCCGCGCGGACAAGCAGTACCTCGAGCAGGCCGAGGCCGATCTCCGCAAGGAGTGGGGCGCGGGCTACGAAGAGAACATGGCGTTTGCGAATGACTTCCTGACATCGACGCCCGAGCTGGCGCAGATGGAGCTCAAAGACGGCATGCTGCTGGGATCACACCCGGCGTTCGTCAAACGCATGGCTGAAGTGGGACGTCTGACCAACGAAGGCCAGCTCCGCTTCGGTGTATCCGGCCAGGCAGGCGCTGCGGATATTCAGGCTGAATACGACCAGCTCAGCCGAGACATCCACACGGCCTACAACTCGGGCGATCGCAGCAAAGCCGCTGCGCTCGACGCGCAACGCAACGCGCTATCTGAGAAGCTGCACGGCACGAACAGCGTCGTTGGCGCGGGTCGAGCGTTTTAGGTGATAGACGAAGAGCTGGACGACGACGAGCTGCTGACCGCTGACGGCCTCGATGCCGCCATCATTGGCGTCGGGTACCGCTGCGGGCAGCAACCTCTCGTCGTTTACTCTGTCGAAAAGGTCATCGACATTCTGCAAGTCGAGATGGACATGACCTACGCAGATGCATCCGAATACTTCTCGTTCAACATCGAGGGCGCCTGGGCAGGACCCTCGACGCCCTTGTGGGTGTACGAGAGCGAGGCAGCAACGCTGCTGTCTCGACACTAATTTGACAGGAAACTGTCGGATACCCTGGCATCGCCGGCACCCCGCACCCGCGGCCCGGTACACGTGCCACCGTAAACGAAAGGCGCTGACAAAGGCGTAAAAGCGGCCCCGACAGGGCACCCCGCTGACAACCTGCATCGGCTATCCCGACGCGTTTGCACCCTCAATAACCTGAAGTGAAAGGGGCAATCATGTCTACTTCAATCAATAC